GTTTCAAACCAGTCATCTGTCTGAGGATTTAATTTAACGTCACCGATAAATGTAAATACTGCGAATGGGTTAATATTTTCTAAACGAGAAGCGAATTGTTGTTTAACTAACTCAACATCTTGTAGAATAGGTAGAGTTATAACATCACCATATTGAGCATAGTTAGCTGCAGTACGAGCAGCATTGGTAGATGCTTTTTCAATTAAGTTGACGTTCTTCATTGTAAAGAATGGACGCAACTCACCTTTGTTCATATCAACTGAACAACGGTAATCTACAGACTCAGCTGCGCCGACTCCATGACCAGTAAAGTTGTCAACAATAAATCCGTTCTTCATTCTATCCATACCAGAAGAATCTTGAATCTTTAAAGATTCAGTTTGTTGTTCTAATAATGATAGAGAAGTGTAATATTCTAGATTGTCGATACGCTTTTCTAGCTTACCGATATCGCGCATTGTGTAGCGACGATTGTCAACGCTTTCAATATAAACATTACTGTTTGTAGTATCAAAAGTATATGGAGCCAAAGTTAGCTTATAAAGAATCATACCTGTTGATGAGTCTTCTGCATCGCCTGGATTAATTGAAGATGTTCCAGATATATTGAAGAAGTTACCATTAACGTCAACTGCAATCTTTTCTTTTCTTGCCAAATAGTAAGTGAAGTCAGTTGTAATATTTGACCCACGTTTTGGTAGTTGAGTTACTGCACTAAATGTAACTCCATCGTCATCAATTCTTGGACGGAAATCTAAACCATCACGTAAATCAGCTGGGATTTGTGAATAAGGAATAGTAGCAGGGTAAGAATTAACGCTGCAATAGTCACCAACAGAGTGAGTGAAATATTCAAATGTAACTTGAATTGGAGCAGATGGTGGAGCATATGTATCTTTTAATACAATTCTTCCTGGACCATAGTGAGTTGATCTTTGTCCGTTATCAAAATCATAACGATCTGAAATGTCAATAGTATAAGATCCTGATGGTGACGCAAACGATCCTGAATCCATCTTAACGCTATTAATCTTCCAGCAGTCTGCTTTATCAAGAGATAAAGTTGTTGGAGTTGCTGTTGATTGAGTGGTGAACACCTTAGTAGCACCAGTTACATGAGTTTTAGTTTTTTCTGTAGAACTAGAACCAGTTTTATTAACTGTAGCTACAATGGTACACTGTTTACCATCATGTGTATTTCCAACGTTAATAACAGCAGAACTTCCTGTTACGTTGACGCTATTGATAGTGAGAACATCACCAGTATCATTTCTAGTTACAATAAAGTTGCCAGTTACAGTACCAGAAGCAAAAGTTCCTGATGCAGCATTAATGTTAATGTTGCCACCAGCAACAGTTTCATTGTATATTGCAGAAACTGTATAAGCTGTATCGTTAGTTGCTAATGCACTTCTTAGTGAGCGAACTGTACTATATGGTAATGCAAAAACAGTCTTCTCTAAATTAGTTGCCAATAAATTGGTTTTAACTAAACTGTAAGCTGCGTTAGTTGCAGTTAAAGAAGCTGATATTGTTAATGCTGTCTGAGAAGCAACTGCAGTTACTCGATATGATGCACCATTAACATAGATGTAATCGCCAACAACCAATTCTGTTAAGAATGAAGTTCCGTTACCAGTGACTGCTGTACCAGAAGCAGTTACAGAGCCAATTAATGGTGTAGTGATTGGGTTAACATCAGCAGTGAATCCAGTTGAGTTTAAACCGATAGATTTAACGTGGCGAGAAAATTCTTTACCACTATTCATATTAATATCATATAAGAATAACTTATATGTTGCAGTTACAGAACCGATCGTTCCATTGTCCCACTCAATTGCACGAACACGTGCAGTACCAACAATACTTCCTGCTTCACTTCCACGTGTTGTTGTTAATTGGTCTCTTAAATTAACAACAGAGTTTAAAGTTATTGGAGGGATCTTGCATAGATTATTAACTATTACATAACTACCCAATTCTGCAGAAATGAATGCGTTATCTGCTTGTGCATAATCACGAGATTTATTGATTGGAATATATTCGGTTGCAATCTTTTCAATTTCGTAACCACGAACATATGCTTTTCCTGGCTCTAAACCAATGGCGAGTTTAGAATCATCACCATTTTTGTAGATACCACGATTGTAAACTGGAGTTGTTGTATATTCCCACTGAATACCAGTAGATCCTGGACCATCATATGCATTACCTGTAGTGTGTACAGGAGCAGTAGTAACAGACGTTCCGCTATTTTTAGCTACATATGTTTTACCAGCATTGGTAACAACGTCGCCAATCAAGAATGCAGTATTTTGTGTCCAAGCACCACGATTATTTGTACGATGTTCACGAACATCGATATTGAAATTTCTTACTGTATAATCACCTGACTCATCATAAGTGCGACGAGCCAATGTTTGTTCTAAAACAGAATATTCTGTCTTAGTAGTAATCTTTTTATTAACACCATCTTCAACACGTAACAATTCAATAAAGCTGGCATCAGAAGATGATTCTAAAGATATCTTCTTTAGAGTTAAATCGATATAATAACGATGAGAACCTGGAGCAGCATAGTTAAAACTATTTTGTGCATTATCCAATAAAGTTGCATCTTCTTCAGGAGTAACAATCTTTTCTTCTACGTTCAATCCAACACGATATGATGGAGTATTGCTATATTTGTCAAGAATAATAGAATGCGCATCAACCAACACAAAGAAACCATTAACGTAATAAACACCACGTTCAATAGAAACAATAGAACCAATACCAGTAGCATTTTCCGCTACTGCTTGGAATGAATACAAATTATCTTCTGTTGTGATTACTTCGCCTGCAGCAAATACTTTTGTAGTATTGTTACTGCCAGAATTTTTGTAACGAACGTAGATAGTTGATGGTTCGTTCTGCTCAGAACTTTGAACCTTAATAACCTCTGCTTTAAGGTTACTATTCGCACCTAAAACAATTTTATCTTTAAGAGAATCTAAGAATGTCTCTACAGCAACGCCATTATACAATGGCTGCAATTTAACATATTGAGCATTAGTATCAATGGATATCTGTCCAGGGAGAACCATTGCACCTTGTTTGAAGATATTATCTCCATGGCGCTGGATTTGTTTCTGGAGGATTGATTGTAGTTGTGTTAGTTCACGAGCCTGCAGAGCGAAACTTGGACGGAACAAAATTCGGTAGAATTTACTGTTCTCGTTATAATCGTCATTATATGGTTCGGTATTGAAATCGATCATCTTTTACTCTTCTAGTTAATTACTATTATTTATTAGAATTTTATAACAGTTCTAAGAGTTACTGTTTGGTCTGCAGTTGGCGTAAACGCTTGTTTATTGTCTACGAAAAGCAGGTCACCAGAATATTTATCTACTGTAGGTAGAGTTAACCCAGAAACTGAAAAACTTTGTGATGCGTCGTTAGTTAAAACAGACCCAACTGTTGGAACCGCATTATCCAATGATTGTAATAAAGCGGAGTTTGCATTTAAATTGACTATTCTAAATTTGGAACCATTGCTAGCCAAATAGACAGTTTGATCTTTAGCGAAATTGTTAGTATTAATATTTCCAGTTACAACGAAACACGCAGAAGCTAGCGTTGAATCCAGTGAATATGTAGAATTATATTTTCTTGGATTTTTAATAATTCCAATTTGGCGGAAGTCGTTGTTTACATCAAATCCTTGGTTCTTATCTCTGGAAATACTTGAGTAGAACATTAAAGATCTTGTATAAAGACCATTAATTGAATCTTTTCCATGACCACCAAAATCTGTAATGATAGCTCTTGCACTTGCTCCAAAACCATTACCAGTTATTGTAACTTTAGCCCAGCGATATCCTTGACCATAATTAGTCATTCTAAGTTTTACTAGCTTACCTAAAGAGAATATAGGCTCAGCAGTGGCACCTGTTCCATCACCCTCAATAGTAACTGTAGCACCTGCATAACCAAACCCACCAGATATAACTTTAATAGACATAATACGTCCGTCAATAGTTAATAATTCAGTGTTAGCCTGAAGTGTGCTTATATCGCCTGGAGATAAATCTGCAGAAAGTTCTGCATTAGTACCATCTCCAGTAACTGTTAAGTTTGCATATGTGTATCCGACACCACCATCTTCAATCTGTACTCCAACTAATTCACCATTGTTTAACAAA